GTCTCGTATATCCATCTCACGCCATTCTTGAGGCGTCATAGAGAGTTCCTTCATCAAGTGAAATAAAAATTGGCCCTCGTCTGATTCAGCGAGGGTCATTATTCCCCCAATACCCCACCGCCCTGCGTGGTGCCAATGGCGGCAGTTATCTTGTTCGATAGTTTGGCGAGTGTTGTCAAAGGCAATTGTTTGAGTTTAGCCCATGTGACTGTCTTGTCACATTTATTCATCATCTCACAAACCATGAGCAAACCGATACGCTCGGTCTTTTCGTCAGCATCAGTGACACCGTGTAGGTCGGGATGTGCCTTCAACGCTTGATATTCCTGTGCCGATAAGGGCTTGATGTCGATTGTATCAACGCCCAAACCCATGTCTGAAACATTTACTGTGATTGCTTCGCCTGCTTGCTCTATTGCCGTATCTAACCATGTCATTGTGTGCCACCTTACTCATCGTCGGGTTTTGGTTGGGTTTTTGTTTCTTTGGTTTTCGATTTCGTTTTCTTGGTTGATGCGTCCTCCTGTTCACGCACCCACTCTCGCATATCGAAGCCAATACCAAGCAACCCTTCGGGCCACTCGGTTGGGACTACTTTTCGTGCTTTCTTGCACATTTCTTGTAACAAAGAAAGGTTTTGTCTTGTCATCAAATCACTCCGCCAAACATAGGACAAAGTTACAAGCCGCAGTATCGGCCTGCAATGTAATGTGAGTTATTGGTGGCTGACTCGTATCGAATCGGATAGCAAAGACGCTGTTAGGTGCAATCCTAAGAGTGCATAGGTCAGAACCCGATGAAGCCTGTTGAAGTGTGACTGACACATAGTTTGTTGCGTCACGGTTCTCAAAATAGATACCATCGGCCTGTCCGAATCCGAAAGAAGTGGTTGCATATTGTGTTGCTCCTGTTCCTACGCTACCTTCAATCTTGAGTGCGTCCCCCGAAGTGAATGACTTTGTGCCACTTGATTCAGAGAATCCTGTTGCACCATCACCTGCGTCTTGCGAAAATGTAACTGAAAGATTGTTGTTGCGAGCCATCTAATCACCTCAAGCGTCCCTTGAAAAGTCAAGTCCTTCAAAGGATGCGTTAATCATCAACGCTCCCTCTGAACCTGCCTCAACACCTTCGACTGCCAAGTCCGTGAGCATACAACCGCTTAGGGAGTAAGAGTTTGCTCCTGTGTTTCCATCATTGTCAAAAACGATGTCAAACATTTGATTGGTGTTGAAGTATGTGTAAAGGGTGCTATCAGACAGCCCCCAAGCCCTCTTGAGTGTCCCCGATACAGTTCGTAGGCCACGAGTCAAAGAAGTGCTCTTGTTGCTGTTCAATTCATTATATCTTCCTGTTGCTACTGCCAAAGTAAAATCACCCGACACAAAGCCCACGAGGCTTGAAGATACGGTTATTTTAGCAGTCACGCCTGTGAATTGGTGAACGGTCATAACTATCCCTGTTGTCTATATGGTTCTTAACATTCACCCTCGGAAGCAAGGTCTGATAATACAGATGCCGACTGTTTGATTTCTTGTCGAAGTCTGTTTTCGTAAGCCATTCTGATTTGCTCATCTGTGATTCCCAAATGTGCTACTATCAAATCGACTGTGGTAAGCAGTTTGAGGTTTGCTCTGTCATCTTCGTTCAGCATCAACGCTTGCTCTGCGGTATCAATCCATCTTTCATTTGTGGTCATTTTCATATCTCCTTGATTGCCTCTGTGGCGATTATTTGTATTTTAGGGTCTGTAAGCGTCTCTATGGCTACGAATTGACCCTTGGTATGCTTTGATACCTTGAGGTCATTAGAGGCCGTTAAAAGGCTTAGAATCGTTTGTATCGTATCTGTGAATGCCACGGTAAATGGCTCACCTGTGAAGGTGGCTTCGATTGGAGTCCAAGAGCGAGTTGTTTTGGCTCCCCAATGACCTGCCCTAACCTCTGACTTCTTATCGAGCGTCATAACCACATAGGGCGCATTAGCGACCTTCATTTCCATTGCACACGACATCAGAACCGACTTGTCGATGACGGCTTCGCTTGTAGCGACTTCATTGTCAAACATTGGGAATACCAAGTGTCCGTCCTTTGTTGGTAAGACATTGCGGTCGGGTATCGTCATACAATCCTCCTCATCAGCAGGCATTATCTCCGCACCACCATTCGATTTCGTGCTGATTACGATAGGCTCATTTGCCTCTGTCGTCAAACGCACGGTATCACCTCTTGATTTACTACGGACGAGGTTGCATAACTCCTGTGGATTACATACAATCACACAGGGTTGTTTGACCTTCAATCCTTCGATAGGATAACGGTTGATAAACGCCATCAGCGTCTTGCCTGTATTCATAGTCCAACACGAAGCCCCTTCGGGTTCAAAGAGGATTCTGACGGGCAACGGAGGTGTGTCTAAAGCCAACATCGACAGGAATGACGCAAGACTCGTGCCATTTGCTTCGACACGAGCAGAGCGTGATACCTTTGAGTTTGGAGTCAGCATACCCCCAAAGGGGTAGCCCACCTACTTAATCAGATAACCACACAACTTGTTCAGCAATAAACCACGGTATCTCTTTACCATCAATTTCTACTTTGTTAATTGAAGTCCAAGGGCTTTCACCGTTCCAATCATTTATTACCTCATTTATTTCCTCGGCTAAGTCTCTAATAGACCAAGAATCAGAGTTACCTTTTAGTGTGAAATACACATCTCTTGAAGCCGTTCTTGTCTGTCCGTAGATTACTACTTGGGTTTCGCTTTTGCTTGCCATGTTTAAGCGTAGGGGCTTCACCTATATAAAACATTTGTCTATATGTCATCGTATGCGTCGGGATAAGCAAGCCAAACCTTTTGCGGATATTTGGTTCGACCATCGAGAGATGCGATTCGGACTGAACCTGCGTTGAAGAATAAATGCGGCTTCTTGGCTAAGTGGTTCGATAACCTGTTCATCTCAAATGGTTGATTAGGTAGCGAGAGAATCTGTCCTGTGGAGATGGGTTCACCATCGGGGAATACTGCGCCCGCTTCAATCAATGCGGCCCAAAGACGACGAACATTGCGACCATCGGATTTACCAAGTCGCCCCTTGCGTCTTTGACCGTATTTAGAAGAAGGCACACGCTCCTCGTCAGTTCTCTCCGTCATCACCGCTCTCCTTGGGTTTTACAATGAGCATTCTTTGAGGTTTTGAAATCTGTGTGCGCTTAATGGCTTCGGCTACATCATCGGGTAGAATAGGGAGAACCCTATCGACTGCGGCATTTGATAGTGACACCATCGTCCCGAATACGGTCGGTGGCACGAGTTTTTGCACTTCGGTTGGAATGTATGACCGTCGAGTTTGTTCTCGCCATTCGACTGACCAATTTTCAGTCTCGGTTTTGCAGTCTTCAACCTTCATTGAACGGTCGAAAACCTCCTCCTTGATATGTGCGTCGATAGCCTTCTTGCGTTTGTCAAGCATTTGCTTGCTTGCTTTGATTGTCGCTAACTCGTTAAGTAAATCATTCAAGTCCGCACCCAATGTTGGTGTTAGCATATCCCATGCACCATTTTGCATCATGTCTTGAGCCTTCGGACATATCGGAGTGTAAGCACACCATTGACAACCCTTGCCGATTGTTGCAGGCACTTTAGTGGTGTCTGTGCTATCGACGGCCATAATGTTCTCGTATTGAGAGTGAAGCCAATCTTTGAAATCTTCAAGTCTCTCATCAGTCCAAACTGTTGTCACTGTGCCGTGTCTCTGTAAATCAAAGGTGAATTGTATAGGTCGGTCGGGCCATAACTCACGAGCCACACAAAGATAGATTGCGGCCTGTATAGAATTGTCAGCCTCGGCTTGTGTGATGTCAAGCCTTTGCGTCTTGTAGTCAATACATTCGATAGTCCCGTCCCTATGTTCGATAACAAGGTCAATGAAACCAAGCACAGGAGTGCCTGTTCTCGATAGCATATATGGTGCATCATGACGACCGAATTGCATCTCCACATGGAGAGCACGGACGGGGTCTCGACCTCTGCGGTCGAACCAACGCTTTAGCATCCTCTTGCCGTCTTCATAGAAGTTAAAATCGACCTCACGCTTGGCATTGATTTCTTTGTATAGAGTCATCAATCGACCGAATGATGGCTTAGGCGTCTTGCCTGTTTCGGGGTCGGGACGACGCCATTCTTCAAGAGCATCGTGAACATTGTTACCCATGCGACCTGCTTGACTATTGTCCCTGTGATTACCTATCTCCTTCAATGCTTGAGCATCAGCATTAGGTTGCTCGTAGTGATAATGATACTTCAAGTAACAATCCTGTGCAGTTTTAAGTCTTGACGCTGATAGGTAGGGGACTAGCATTTGGGGTTCCTCATTGGCTTGCTTTTTGAACCGCTTTCCAAAACCGTTGTTGGGTTGGATTCTCCAACCTAAACGGCTTACAGGCTCGGCTCTTTTTGATATGAGCAAAATGACGGCTTTCAACCTCTCCTTTAACTGTGCGCTGTTGTTGTGTCATTTCGACTATCCAATCGAATAGGGGGTCAGTCATGTCGGGGCGGCCTGCCGCCAACACAACACGGTTCTCGTTTGGTGTGCCGTAGTTTTCAGTCTTGGTCTTGAGTAGGACAGTCGATAGGAAGTGGTAGTTATACATCTCACCTCCAATTTTGAGCCTCTCGTATGGTGAATAGAATAGTTTGTTGATTACCTTGTAGGCGTGCATCTGACCCTCTGCATAGGCAGGTAGTGTCTTCTTGCCCTGTGAGATAGCCTCCTGTTGCCGTGAGAGTAGTAATTCACCCTCTGACTTGCCATGCACACTAACAGCATAATGCTCACGACAGGAGAGGTAGTATGCACCTTCATTCTCCATGACCATGACACGCACACCGTCGGGGTGTTCTTCTTGATGTTGTCTCATCAAATCAATGAAGGCAAGTGAAATGTCATTGACTTCATCGGGTGTTCGACACACTTTGCGTAAGATGCGTGAGCGAAGATTTGGTGGCACTATGTCGTCACGAGCGACAAGGTCAGCCTGTCCTTCAAGGTCGCAGTCGATAATACACATGAGTGCCTCATCGGGCTTTACATCAGCCGCATAGTGCGAGAAGAATGTTAAACCCCATGTGGATTTACCTGCACCGCTAAACCCTTGTAGTTTGATATGTCGTGGTCGGTTCTTGACCATTGATTCTCCTGTATCACAGGATGCAATTAAATCAGCATAATGTTGAGACTTCTTTTTTCGTGCCATACAAAGACATTCGATACCCACCTATATGAATGATAAGGTGAGGGGCGGGGGCAAAACCCCTAACCCCCTGCGCCCTCATGAGTAGGTGGAGCATCAGAGCACCTTGGTCGTTGATGTCCCCACAACGACAATGCTAAAGCAAGGCGACAAAAGAGAAACAACAGAAAACTCTTGTCTATGCTCTGATAACTCCGTGTGTTTCAATCCCAATCGTCGTCCCATTCTTCGTCGTTACCGTCAGTCCAACCTTCATCGTCACTTTTGGCGACCGTGGCGTCTTCGGTTTTCGTTTCAGAGCCTTCGTCGTCAGAGCCTTCGTCCTCATCATCGAGGTCGATAGTTTCCACATTGGTATTGAAGTAGTCAGAGGCATTGTCCTCGGCATCGTCACCCGACTTTGGAGTTTCGACTTTCGGAGGAGCAATGACCACGAGTCCGACCGCACACTCGATTGTAGCCGATAGGCCGTATTGGTCAGACATAGAAGTCGTCACAAGAGCCAACACTTCGGAGTATTTGCCGAAGCGGTTTGCGGTGTCAGTATCACAGAGAGCATTGAGCATCAAGCCTTCGCCCGATTCGATTGCCTCAAGTGTCATTGTTGAATCGTCTTTCAGTAGCATCTTGCCGAATGAGTTACCTGTCTTGGATTGTTGAACCCCTGCGTAGGACACAGTAGCCTCGACCAAACGGTAATCGTTTCGGTTTCGTGAAATGTCATTTTCTAATTCAGCAATCGGAGTGATGTCGTAGGTGTCACGAAGTAATTGAGAACGGTCTCCGTGCTCATATTCTTCTTCGGTGAAAACAGTCATGCCCGACAGTGGTCTCAAGTCGAGAATCTCCGTGTCGAGGTTCTTGCATGAAATAGAAGCCGAGTATGTGAGTCCGCCAACAAGGTCGTCAGCAAGTGAAGCATCTTCATCCCACAGAGACATCTTGAACAGAGCGGAGTCCATGACGGAGTCGCCATCTTCGATGATTGCTTGACCAAACACATTTGCCATTGCACGGCCTGTTCGGGTCATTCTTGAGTCCACTGACCACACATCTAAATGTGCAACAAATGACTTTTGTCGAAGCATTGCTGAAAGGTCAGTCAATACGCAGTTTGCTACGAAGCGTTGAGCGTTTGAGTTTTTCATGCCACCTAATTCGGTAACAGTGTCTTTCAGTTCCTTTGCTTTGCGACGATAAAGAGCCACCACAGGTTTTGCATCTTGGAATATTCCATTTTGAATACCCTTGTCGATGAAAGGTTGTAGTCTGCTCTGCACGCTCTTTGGTAGGTTTTGGTTAGCCATGTCCCTCACTTACAATCCCCACCTATATGAAGCAATAAGTTCAAGCCCCTTCCTCATCAAGTCTGTTCAATTGGGCCTCCATCATGGCCTCCCATAAGTCATCGTCCTCCAATTCGGCTGACTGCGAGGCTGTCTTGATTGCCTCCTTGACTTCTCGACGCTTCTCCAATGCGGCTGTTGCACTGTGTTTAGCAGAGAACCAAGCGTCACCTTTGAACAGGGCGGGACGATGTTTTGAGTCCTTGCCGACAATATCCCAAAGGAGATTGCCTTTTCCTGTTGGTCGAAGATACGATGGCAAAAACAACGACCTCCAAACTTTTGCTTGGTCTTTCGATATACAACCTATCGAGCGCAGTAGGCTTGTGTCCTGTCCCTTGAGAGCAAATGCTGAAATCGCAGGCTCGGCTTTTGAAATCACATCTGAAAACTCTTGGGTCAGAGTGGATAGGTTGTTGGATGCGGCCTCGACAAAGAGTGGTGCGAGAGCATAGTCGTCCATGAGACCCTCACGAGCCTTGACGAGTTTGTATGACTTCTTGCCGCCACCACGACCACCACCACGACGAGCAACCTCAATCAACCCTGCATCTTCAAGTGTAGGTAGGTGCTTCTCCTTGAGTGCGTTCTTGGTAATTGTAAATGCGTGTAGTCCAAGCCATTGGAGAATGTTGTCCTCGGTCAAAGGCCGCTTGGCCTCTGACATGGCGTTCATCTGTTGATACACAGTCCAAGAATCATCGGGGACACCCGACAGACTCGCTCTCAAAACAAGGTCACAGAGTAGTAATCCTATCACATTGTCTTCGACAGAGGAGAGCAAAAACTCATTGCCGTTC